GGCCTGATGGGCAATCTGGAGGTGCCCTATATCGGCATGATCGACAATATGCTGATGGATGTGGAGTGGGACACGGCAACCGGTGACGCCGTGAAACTGCTCACGCCGAAAAAGCATCAGCTGGATCTGCGTGTAGCCGAGGAGTTTTGGGACACCGAGGAAACCGATGTGGGTATCTGGCCGGATAAGTATGTGACGATTGTCCGGCCCAAGAGCTTCGACCCCGGCTCCATCGCCCCCATGACATCTGCTGGTACCAAGAGCCAGTTTGTGGCGTACTATTTCGCCGGGTACCGCAAGGGCGAACAGCTGTGGGAGATCGACAAGCGCAACCAGAAGTTTGTTGTCAATGGCGTGGACTACTGGGCCGATGTGCGCAGTGCACTGGGCGAGTAAAAATATTAGGGCAGGGCGGTCCAATATGCGGGCCGCCCCGGCCCAATTTATAAGGAGAAATCATTATGGCAAGAGAAGCAATCAAAGATTTTGAGGATGAGGCCGCTCTGGCAGTGGCCGAGGAAGAAAAGGCAAAGGCCCAGCCGGACGAGGGCGTGTATGTGCATAAATTCAAAAAGCCCTTTACCCACGCCAATCATACGGTGGAGGAATTGTCCTTCGACTGGGAGAGCCTGACCGGCAAGGACTATGACGAAATCGAATCCGAGCTTGCCAGAAAAGGAATTACCCTGATCGTGGCGGAATATGTGGGGGATTTCCTGGCCCACATGGCCGTGCGGGCCTGCACCACCAGGGACGCTAACGGCCTCCGCTTTGTAGACCGGGGGTTCCTTGAGGCAATGCCCATGCGGGAGTATAAGGCCCTCCTGGGGAAAGCGCGCGGTTTTTTACTGCGATAGGCGTCCCTGCCAACAAAATAGGCTATTGGGTACGCACCTGGTGTATGCGGCTGGCCCGGGACAACAATACGCCGGTAGACTATTGGCTCTCGTTCCGGCTGCGCGACCTGCGCAGATGGGTTGACACGAACAGCAAGTTCAATGAAGAAATCAGGCAGTGGCAGAAAGCCCATGAGGGGGAGTGATTTAGTTGCCCAGCGGCAAAGAATACCAGATTCTTTTCAAACTCAACGCCCAGGCAAACTCCGGCTTCAAGGGCGCCTTTTCCCAGGCTCAGGCAGAGTTCGCCCGGCTGGGAAATGAGATCCAGAGCCTGAACCGGGCGCAGTCGGATATCTCGGCCTATCAGAAGCAGTCCGCTGCTATCGAAAGCGCCAAGGCAAAGATCGCCAATCTGGCAAAACAGCATGAGCTTTTGGGCCAGCAGATCCAGAACACCACCGGCGATACCTCCGGGCTGGAGATGGAGCAGCTGAAGCTGGAACAGCGTATGGCCAGCGCCCAAGGCACGTTGGAGCGGCAAGAGGGCCGGCTGTCCGCTACCAGCCAGCGATTGGAGGAGGCCGGAGTCAACACCGCCGACCTGGCCGGGGAAAGCGCACGGCTGACAACGCAGATCGAGGGACTGTCCAAGGAGCAGGAACAGGCGGCGCGGTCGGCCCAGGAGTATGGGGACAGCGCCGCCAACGCGTTCCAGGCGGCTGGGGAGGCCCTGGCCGCTGTAGGTATCGTGGCCGGGATAAAAGAAATCGGCGCGGCCTATGTGGGTACGGTGCAGGCGGCGGGCGAGTTCGGGGCCACCATGTCCAACGTGGAGGCTCTCTCCGGGGCCAACGCCAGCCAGATGGCCGCGCTCACGGCCCAGGCCAAGGAGCTGGGCGCAACCACAAAATTCACCGCCAATGAGGCCGGCGAGGCTATGGGTTACATGGGCATGGCGGGCTGGAACGCCCAGCAAATGCTGGCGGGTATGCCCGGCGTGCTTGACTTGGCCGCTGCCTCCGGGGAGGATTTGGCCGGAGTGTCGGATATCGTCACGGACGCCCTGACAGGCTTCGGCCTGACCGCCGCCGACACCGGCCAGTTCGTGGACGTGCTGGCTACGGCCTCCACAAAATCCAACACCAACGTGTCCCTGCTGGGCGAGAGCTTCAAGTATGTGGCCCCGCTGTGCGGCACTCTTGGCTATTCCGCTGAGGACGCCGCCGTGTCCCTGGGGCTTATGGCAAACGCCGGTATCAAGGGCAGTCAGGCGGGTACCACGCTGAAAACGGCCCTGGCCAACCTGGCCGCGCCCACCGATAAGCAGGCAGCTGAGATGGAGCGGCTAAAAATCAGCCTGACTGGCGCGGAGGGCGAGATGCTCACCATGCAGGAACTGGTGGGCAACCTGCGCGGGGCGTTTTCCGGGATGAGCGAAGCCGAGAAGTCGGCGGCAGCGAGTACGATTTTCGGCAAGGAAGCCATGAGCGGTATGCTGGCTATCATCAACGCCAGCGAGGCCGACTACCAGAGCCTGACCCAGAGCATCTACAACTCCGCCGGGGCTGCTGAGCGCATGGCCAATATCAAGCTGGACAACCTGGCGGGCGACCTGACCCTGCTGCAATCCGCCACGGATGGGTTGAGTCTGTCTATCGGCCAGCAGTTCATGCCGCAGATCCGCGGGCTGGTACAGGCCGGGACCGGCATCATCACCTTTACCAACGAACTCATCGACCAGCACCCGATCCTGACCAAAGTGGTTTTAGGTGCTGCGGGCGCGGTGGGTGTGCTGACCGCTGGCGTGGTGGCCTATAACGCCGCTCAGAGCGTTATGGCCGCGCTGAATGTGGCCTCCTTGTTTGCGGGTCCTGTAGGGCCGATTCTGGCCGTTGGCGCGGCAGTTGGCGCCCTGACCGCCGGGATCATCGGCCTGGTGGAGGCCGCAAACGAGGGCGTCCCCAAGGTGGACGAACTCACCCAGGCCGCCCAGAATGCCGCCGGGGCTATGGAGGAAGTCTCTGTAGACTTCGATGCCAGCCGGGTGAATATCGCCGCCACCGCTGACGTGGCCGGGCTGTATATTGACCGCCTGGACCAGCTGGGCGCGAAAACCAGCCTCACCAGCGCGGAGAGCACGGAGTACCACAACATCCTCCAGCTGCTCTGCGAAACGGTCCCCGACCTGGCGGAGTCCATCGACCTGACCACCGACAGCATTCAGGGCGGCACGGAAGCCCTCCGGGCTCAGACCGAGGCCTGGCAGAAAAACGCCGAGGCCCAGGCTTATCAGGAGGCCTATCGGAATCTGATGGGCGAGTACAACCAGGTGCTGGTGGAGCAGGCGGAAAATTCCCTGCGGCTCACCGAGGCTCAGGCCCGGCTGCAAAGCGCCGAGGAAAAACGGGCCGCTCTGCTGGACGAAATCGCCCGGATGGAGGCCGATGGCAGCTGGCGGGAAAACGAGGACAAGGCCGAGTATTATTATGATCTGGGCCGTCAGGTGAACACCCTCAGCGATGAGATTTCCCAAGGCCAAAAGATGGTGGGCGCCTATCAGGAAGCGCTGGATCTGAGTAATGCCGCGGCCGAGGAAGCCCGCGCCGCCACCGAGGGCTACGCCCAGGCTATGGCCGGCCTTACCGGGGATTCCCAGGGGGCTGCCAGGGCCGTGGACGACGTCACCGCGTCTGTGCTGGCCATGTCTGACAGCCTGGTGAATGAGGCCACGGTGGGGATTCTGGAAGCCGGCGCGGCCATGGGTGTTTCCGTAGGCGTTTTGAGCCAGGAATACGGTGAAGCCTACACCGCCGCCTATGACAGCATCTCCGGCCAGATGGGCCTGTTTGAGCAGATGTCGGTGGAGGTGGAAACCTCCGTCAGCGGCATGATTGCCTCCCTGGAAAGCCAGGCGGCCTACATGGCCGGCTACTCCGAGAACCTCCGGGCGGCGGCAGAGATGGGCTTGTCTGAGGGCCTGATTGCTCAGCTTTCGGATGGCAGCACGGAGAGCGCGGCATACCTCCAGGAAATCGTGAACAACGGCCAGGGCAAAATTGACGAGCTGAACGCCGCCTTTGCCAAGGTCCAGGAGGGCAAGGAGGACTTCTCCGCCACCGTGGCCGAGATGCAGACCAATCTCCAAAGCACCATGGACGAGGCAGCGCGGACGGTGGACTCTACGGTGCAGGAGATGGATATGTACCGGGAGGCCGCACAGTCGGCCCGGTCCACCATGCAGGGCTTTATCGATGGGGCTAACGGCATGGCTGAATCTGTGCAGACGGCGTATCGCAACGTGGCGCGAGGGGCTATGGCGGCAATCCAAGGGGCTATGGGCGTGGGCCTGTCCGTCACCAGAGGCTACGCCACCGGCACCACGGACGCCGCCCCCGGCTTCGCGATGGTGGGCGAGAACGGCCCCGAGCTGGTATTTTTCCAGGGCGGGGAGCAGGTGGTAAACGCCACCCAGACCGCCGCCATGCAGAGGCAGTCGGCGTTGAGCGCGGCTCCGGCTGGCCCCTCTGGCGGGGAGCCGATGGTGATACAAATTTACTTCCAGTTTGAGGGCAGCGCCACTCCCGAGGCTGTGTCCCAGCTCCGGGAATATGGCGCTGAGTTTGAGGCTCGGGTACGCCAGGTGATGGAGGATTACGCCCTGGATTCCGCAAGGAGGCGGTACTGATGAAAACCTACACCACATCACAGGGGGATATGTGGGATATGATTGCCCATAAAACCCTGGGCAGTATCAGCCTGACGGACAAGCTGATGATGGCGAACCGGCGGTATCTCGGCTTTTACACCTTTCCGGCCGGTATCCCGCTGACGCTGCCAGAGGTTGGGAACGAGAGCAATCTTGAGGGCCTGCCGCCTTGGAAGATGGTGAGTATATGAGCAACGAAAACCTGTCCCGCCGCACCTGGGTGGACATCACCTTCCAGGGCGCGAACATCACCAATTCTATCCGGCCCTATTTACTCAGCCTGACTTACACCGACAACGAGGACGGAGAAGCGGATGACCTGCAGCTCCGCCTACAGGACCGGGCGCAGGTCTGGCAGGAGAAGTGGCTGGAGGATATGGTGAACGCCGCCTCCAGCGGGAAGTTCAAAATCAATGCTGATATCGTAATGGAGAATTGGATGGGCGGAGGCAAAGACATCCGTCTGCCATGTGGGGAGTTTGAGCTGGACAGCGTGGAAGCCTCCGGCCCGCCCTCGGTGGTGGTGGTCAAGGCCACGGCTTTGCCCTTTTCCAGCTCCATCCGGCAGACGAAAAAGACCAAAGCCTGGGAAAGCTATACCCTCTCCGGCATTGCCAATCAGATGGCCGGGCAGAACGGCATGAAGTGTATGTACGAGGCCGCCAGCAATCCCAGCTATGACCGCATTGAGCAGAACAAGCAAAGCGATATCAAGCTGCTGGAACGGCTGTGCAAGGACGCGGGGCTGTCCCTCAAGGCCACGGACAAAATGATCGTGATTTTCGACCAGAGCAAGTTTGAGAAAAAGGCCCCGGTCCGCACCATCACAAAGGGCCGGGGCTACATTAGCTACAGCCTGCGCGCCAGCACGGCGGGGACCCAGTACACCTCTTGCCGCGTCAGCTGGTCCGACCCGCTGACGGCCAAAAAGATAGAGGGGATCGCCCGGGTAGACGATTACGATGAGGAAGCGAAAAATAATCAGCAGCTGGAAATCAAGGCCAAAGTCAGCAGCGCGGGCGAGGCGAAAGCGATCGCCGAAAAGCGGCTGCGGATGCATAATAAATTTTCCAAGACTGGCAAATTCACCTTTCCGGGAGAACCTGCGCTGTTGGCGGGAAATACCGTGCAGCTGGACAAGTGGGGCGCCTTTGATGGCAAGTACCTCATCAGCCAGGCAGTGCATAAGGTGGACAGCAACGGCTATACCACCACGGCGCAAATCCGCCGGATCATTGGAGGTTACTGATGGAACCAGACGAGATGGAAAGCATATTAGGCCGCCTGGTGCGGCGGGGAATCGTGACAGACGTAAACAAGAAAAAGCGCAAGGCCCGGGTGAAGTTCGATGATGAGGACCTGCCCTCCGGGGAGCTGCGGATTTTGGCAAACCCGCCTTTCATCCCGAAGGTGGACGAACCCCAGCGCACGGAGTATGAGAGCGGCGGTAGCGGATATGACGCTTTCGCCAATCATAAGCATGACGTAATCATCACCCCCTGGCTGCCCCGGGTAAATGATGTGGTGCTGGTGCTGTACCTGCCCGCCCACGACAGCGACGGGTACATCCTGGGGCGGATCGAGGAGGATACTAACCTTGTGTGAGGTGATTTTATATGGCGGTTGTGGGCGCTTTTGGCAGCCTGGTTTTCCAGGTGTCCGAGCGGACGATTCAGACCATTGACAGCGCCGAGTGGTCCGGCTCGGCCCGGTACGCGGTGCACCAGCGGCATAACCAGAACGCCCTGACGGAGTTTGCCGGCCTGGACCCGGACAAGTTCAAGTTTTCCATGACTCTGCTCCGGGAGCTGGGGGCAAGCGTGATGTCAACTCTCACCCTGCTCTGGGATTATGAGCGGAACGGGGAGCCCCACCACCTGGTGCTGGGGGATAAGTGCTATGGTAAAAGCCGGTGGGTGGTGGCCTCCCATAGCGTTGCTCTAAAGCACTACGACAAACAGGGAAACCTCACTGCTGCAGACGTGACGGTGGAGCTGCTGGAATATCTGAGAAAGTAGGCGGTAATTTTGAGCTACCAAGTGAGCGCCACAGATTTGAGCAATATCCGGCTAAACGAGAGTGAAACGGTGAACTCTGTCCTGCAAAATATCGCCTTGATTCTGGCCACGCCGAAGGGTTCGGTGCCCTTTTACCGGGACTTTGGCATCTCCAATGAGTTCTTGGACAAGCCCATGCCGGTGGCTAAAGCCATGATGATCGGTAAGATCCGGGAGGCCATTGAGCTTTGGGAGCCCAGGGCAGAGATGACCGGGATCAGTTTTAAAGAGAATCCTCTGGATCCGGGGAAGCTTATTCCAACGGTGGAGGTGGAGATTACTGTGGAAGAATAGAAAAAGCCGGGGTCAATCCCCGGCCTTCTCCTCATAGAACCTGTCTAAAGATACCTCTAACGCTTTGCATAGATGATAGGCCGTGGAGATCCGGCAGTCTCCCCTGGCTTCTATATCTTCTATGGTCCGGCGGGAAATGCCGCTCTTTGCGGAAAGCGCAACCACCGATAAGCCCTTCTCCTTTCGTAGCTCCTTAAGCATCAGCACGCGGACCCTTCCTTTCCTTAAACCAGCAAAGGACCTCCAAAAGCGCGGCCCCACAGGCTAGACCAATGGCAGTCCAGCTAAGCCAACTAAAGCCGTGCTTTATCGCGTAGACCAAATTTGCCAATGCTAAAAGATACAGAGGCGCGTTGTGTAAGAACCGTTTTAACATCTTGCATTTCTCCTTTTCATATAGTAGAATAAAGAGGAAGCTTTGGGGAGCTCTTCGCTCCCCTCCGCTGCTTCCTGTTAGCCCTTGAGTATTGTGTGGATTACTAAGGCGATGTTTGCGATTCCGGCCAGGATTTCAACAACCGTCTTAAGTTTTTCCAACTTGCTCTCGGGCTTCATGTGTTTCAAGAGATGTTCACCTCCCTTCCATGATTATAGTATACCACGTATTTACGTGGAAGTCAAGTTTTTTTTCAAAACTATTCCATTTTTTGCACTCTCAATTGTGAGGGTGCATTTTCATTTCCAGTTAAGGCAGGTGAAAGCATGCGTAACCCAGAATATCAATTTGTAGACGCCAGCATAGAGCCTCAGGTGGCCCATCTGATCCAGGTCTACCAGGGGCTGACAGGTGAAACAGTCCAACCCGCCAGCCCGGAACGGTTGTTCATCCAATGGGTGGCCAGCATCCTCACCCACGAGCGGGTGCTGATGAACTACACCGGCAACCAGAACATCCCCAGCCGGGCGGATGGGGAAAATCTGGACGCACTGGCAGAGCTAATGTATTTGCCCAAACGCCCCCAAGCCCAGGCGGCTGGCTGTATGCAGCGGTTCCACATTTCCGAGCCCCAGCTCAGCGCCATTCTGGTGCCCGCCGGTACGAGGGTAACCAGCCCCGGCGGGCTGATTTGGGAGACGGTGGAGGACGTGTATATCGACATAGGCAACACATATGCTGATGTTCAAACCCGCTGCCAGACCGTGGGCGCGGCCGGGAACGGCTACACCCCCGGCCAGCTGAATACCCTGGTGGATATCTACGACTACTACTCCGCCACGGAAAACCTTACCACCAGTGACGGCGGCGCGGACGCGGCTACGGATGAGGAATTTTACCAGCTCATGCGGGCCAGTATGGACGCTTATAGCTGCGCCGGGGCCAGAGGAAGCTATGAGTATTTCGCCCAGCAGGTGAGCACGGAAATCGGAGACGTAATAGCCAACTCGCCCACGCCGGGCGTAGTGAAGCTCTATGTCCTCATGGACGACGGCACCCTGGCCACAGACGAAATCAAGGCCGCTGTGCTGGCCGCCTGCAATGCCGACACGGTGCGCCCGCTCACCGACCAAGTCTTTGTGGAGGACGCGGAGCCGGTTTCTTATAACATCGATTTCACCTACTACATCCAAACCGGCAGCGGCAAGTCAGCGGCAGACGTCCAAGCGGCGGTAAACGCTGCTGTAAATGGATACGTCCACTGGCAGGACACCAAGCTGGGCCGGGACATCAATCCGGACGAGCTGAGGGAACGGCTCTACCATACCGGCATCAAGCGGATTGAGCTGCGGGAGCCGGCCTTTGAGAAGCTGCGCAATGATAACCGCTCGGTACCCCAGGTGGGGCAAATGGGGAAAATCACAATCATCAACGGAGGCTATGAAGATGAGTAATTATGGCCTCATCAAAGAAAATCTTTTGCGTTCGTTGCCCGTCTCTTTGGCTGGCGACCCGAAAATGGCCGCTCTGGCAAACGCAATTGCCGGGGTACTGGCAAGGCGTTTGGAGGAAATCCGCCGGACGTCCATCTATCCCCGCATTGACCAGCTGGATGAAGCCCTTTTGGACATTCTGGCCCGGGACTTCAAGGTGGACTGGTGGGACAGCGACTACAGTCTGGAGGAAAAGCGCCGGACCCTGGCCAGCAGCTGGCAGGTCCACAAGACCCTGGGCACAAAGGCAGCGGTGGAAAAGGCTTTGCGGGCTATCTACCCCCAAACTCAGGTGATTGAGTGGTTCGAGTATGATGCCGAGCCATATCATTTTAAGCTCCACATCAATATTACAGAGGACAGGATGGATAGCGCCAAGCAGAAGCGGGTACTGGCAAGGCTGGAGTTTTACAAAAACCTCCGCTCCCACCTGGACGGAATCACCTACTTCCTCCAGGCAGCCCCGGCCAAAGTTTACCTAGGAACCGCAACATTCGGCACATATTCCAGAGAAGGGGCGGCAGTGGGTTTGCCCGGTTCCGTAGGCTGGCCGGTGCTGAAAACCGGGACAAAGACCGGCTCCATTTATCTGGGAGAGCAGCGGAAAATCGCCGCCAAGCTGCCCCCGGTAGAACTGAGCTGGCCGGAGTCGGGGAGAAAAATGGGCGTAGGAACCAGGGCAATCCGAATCTATCAAAGGATCCAGACGAAAGGAAAGTGATTTTTATGGCAAGATGGGAAGAGAGCGCGGTCACCCGCCAGGGTGAAGACATGCTCAACGACCTGCTTTTCGGCCGGCGCTTGACGGTTACCGGGGCCTGGGGCGGCACAGGGGAAACCGACCCCGCTGATTTGGCCGCTTTGGAGAATCTGGCAGGCGACCGGCACAGGCTGGCCCTGCTGGACGTGGAAAACGCCCTGGAGGGCAAAACCTTCGGGGTGCAGATTGGCAATCAGGATGTGGAGACCGGCTTCGTCCTCCATCAAATTGGCATTTTCGCCCGGGTGGACGATGGGCCGGAGCGGTTGCTCTGCGTCTTCCAGGATCGGAACGGCAAAGACAAACGGGGTGGCATCGACGTGCCCAGCCAGGGGGAAAGCCCTAGCTTTTTGCTGGAGTTTTACGGGTTCCTGGCCATCACCAATGGCGTAAAATTTGAGGTGGACTTGTCCCAGTCCGGGGCTGTGGCTACGCCCCAATATCTGGCGCAAGTTATGGCCAATCACGACCAGTGCGGATCCGCCCACCCCGCTATCTGGGCGGCCATCCGGGGGCTACAAGGCACAATAGAGGAGGCGGGCCTGCCGGAAACCGGTGAGGCCCCGCCCCAGGCGGATAAGCCTGGCAAGCCCGGCCAGCATTATTTTGATCAGGCGGGGCAGAGTGAGTACATTTGCGTGGGCAGGGAGGAAGCGGGCCGCTATATCTGGGTAAGAGTGGGGAGTTGGGCCCTGGGTAAAGCTCTGGAGGCCCTGGCCGCCCACAACGACAGCCCGGAGTCCCATCCTGCCTTAAGGGAGGCGGAGGATGCCCTTGACCGCCGTCTGGCTCTTTTAGAGCTTATGTTCAACACGGATATCAGTGGGAATCCCTTTACAGCCACTTTTGAGAGCTTGGCTGGGCTGGATGTAAAGGGAATCTGGAACCAGCCGCTGCGGCACTTGGAGTTTTAGGAGGATGTTATATGATTAGCAAAATATTGGTAAAAGGCAACATGGGGAGTTTTACAGTGGTGAAAAGCGTGGGGCTTGCGGAAAATAGGGAGAGCAAGGATTTGTGTGACGGGAGGGTGGACTAATGGCAGGAAGGCTGGGGAACGCGGCGGTCGGAACAATTGTTAAAATAAAGGTAGACAACAAGTTAACGGATTTTATCATTGTGGATCAGGGGGGATTCACCTGGCTGTTGATGAAAGATATTTATCTATATGGTGAGAGTTTGGGCATTACAAACACGGATCAATATCCCGATAGCAAAGTCGATGGTTACTTAAACCAATCATTCCTGTCACAGATTGACCCCGAAATTTCGCCATATATTCAGACGTCATACATTACTTGCCATATCTATCGTTCGAATAGCGAAGTTAGCTATAACACAAAAGTGTTTTTGCTTTCTATGTCAGAGCTCGGATTCTCTGATGGGAATGTAGGGGGGAATTGGGGGCCAGTTATATATAAGGAAGGAAATAGGCTCAGCTATTTTGACGACGGGGAACCTAGTGAAGCTGCCATAGCGAAACGAAAGGCACAGTTTAACAAAAGCTACATGCCGCAGTGGACCCGCTCACACGTTCGCTATGCTCAGGGGTCTTCACGCGAGCGCATGTACTGGATTATTTCAGCCGATGGCAGGCCGTCCATGCGCAATTCCGAAGAAGGCAATGGCATTCGGCCCTCTTTTAAGCTGGACCCGAACCTCTACATTGCAAGCAACGGCTCCCTCATGAAGAACTCTCCCCCCACCGTTCCGGCAAACTTGATCGTCCCTTCTGCGATTACAAGCACAAAAGATTTTGATATAAATTGGGGCGCAAGCTCTGACCCAGAGGGAAACCTTTCTGGTTACATCTTGGAACGCAGCCTGGATAGCGGCAGCTGGATTCAGATTTACCAGGGCAGAACATTGAGTACGATTGACAATGTGCCTTTCGGCGCCAACACCGTCCAGTACCGCGTAAAGGCCTACGATTCCGCCGGGGCCCACTCCGGCTACCGCACTGGCGCGGCGGTGGAGGTGACAAACAACACCGCCCCCAGCGCGCCCCCTAGCCTGACTTTGCCGGAGGCCGTGAACGGCGGGTTTCCCTTAGAGATTACCTGGGAAGCCGCCCAGGATTCCGATGGCAATCTGGCCGGTTACATCCTGGAGCGCCAGGCGGACGGAGGGGACTGGGCTGAGGTTTACCGTGGGGAATCTCTTGCCTTTACAGACCAGATCGTCAAGGGCTGGGAGACCGTGGCTTACCGGGTTCGGTCCTACGATTCCTTAGAAGCCCTGGGGGATTACACCGTTTCCGAAACCCGCCAGGTGAACAACAACACGCCGCCGGCCATTACCTGTCCGGCGGAAGAGCCGGGCGTGAAGTCGGACGATTTCACAGTGGATTACACTGTGTCCGACGAGGAGGGCGATCCCATCACGGTCACCGAATCGGTAGACGGTATAAAGCTCAGGGAGTTTGCGGCAGAGGAAAGCGCCCAAGTCTTCACCCTCGGCGGCGAGGATTTCCTGAAGCTGGCCAATGGGCCTCACAGCCTGGAGATCGCCGCGTCGGACGGGATCAGCCGGACCGTGCATAAACTTCCTTTTGCGAAGGAAGTTTATGCCGCTTCTGTAACCCTTACGGAGCCTATGGAGGCGGATGACGTAATCAGTGTGTGCGTGCTCTCGGTCAACGGCAGCATCCCGGAGGACGCCAATTTTACGGTAGAGGTTACGAACAACGGTAAGGACGAATCGCCGGTTTGGGAAGACTGCACGGCCCAGGTGAAAGCTGGGATGAACCATGTGTTTGAGAACGAAACCGCCCAAAATGGTTTTGCTTTCAATTTCCGGATTGATATCAGCCGGGGCGAGAGCGGCCAGGGCGGCAATATCACTTCAATTCAGGGAGGGTTTCAGTGATGGGCGTACAGAGGCGGACAGACTCCATCAAGGAGCTAAGGAAGAAGAAAACCCGGGCAGAGCTCCAAACAGAGAATGAGGAGCTACAGGCCAAAGTAAAGGCCCTGGAAACCCAGCTGGAGGACACGCAAATGGCCCTCTGCGACGTGTTCGAGCAGGTTATGGAGGTAATGAGCAATGGCTAAAATATATGTAGAGCTTATCCGCAAGGGCCGGAAGACGTTGGATGCTGTCCCGGCCCGCCTCCGGGGGGAGGTCGAGGCGCTGCTGGCGGAGGCTGACAATGGGTAGCTTGTGGGAGTGGCTGCTGAAATTCTTACTCAGGAAGGAGGTGAAAGAAATGGCAATCGTGTACGCAACTCTTATCATCAAGGGTAAAAAGGCCCTGGAGCAAGTGCCCGCTCTCATCCGGGAGCAGGTAGCGCAGATTCTGGCCGACTTGGAAGTAGAGGCTTGAGCGGATTGACAAATTTTACTATTTTGGTATAATAAAAATGCCTCCCGAAAAGGGAGGCGGAGGACGTTGTTTGCATACGAGTTGGATTACCAACTCGGGCGGTTAGCTCATCCCCATTCTCAAAGGAAAGGGGGTGATACACTTTCCCAACTTTTCATAAGGAGGGAGGTGGCGCTAATGGGAAGTTCTCGCTGGGCGAAAGTCCTGCGGTTCGTGCTGGTGTTGGCAGCAGTAGCAATGCTGCTGGCCTACATAGCACCCATAAAAGCGTACTAGCCGCTCGGCTGCAACCCGAACGGCTAGTCATTTTTGATTAGTCTGTAAGGGGCTAACCGCCATGCGGCAGTGCCCTCTTTATATTTATTATACCACAAGCTCCGGCAATGTCAAGTTTCTGATTGGCATTGCCGGGGCTTTCATTTTTTGCGCGAGGTGAACGCCAATGACTTTCGACAAAATTTTGATGTATTCCGGCGGCGGGCTATTCCTTTTGCTGACGCTCATCCAACTGGTTCCAATCCAGGTAAATCCCTGGTCGTGGCTGGCAAAGGGCATCGGAAAGGCGATGGGGATCACGGCTATCGAAAAGAAACTGGATGAGCACATTGCCACCGACGACAAGCGAGACGCGGACAGCCACCGGGTGAAGATCCTCCAGTTTAACAATGAGCTCCTGCGCTCCATCGACCACACCAAAGAGGAGTTCATTGAGGTGCTGGCCGAGATAGACGCCTACGAGCGGTTCTGCGAGGATCACCCGGATTATCCCAATAATCGGGCCGTATTGGCCATTGAGAACATCCGGGGGAACTACAAGGAACGTCTGAAGAAACATGATTTTTTGCAGGAAGGAGCTATGTTAAGGTGAAGTATTCTGACAAAAACAAGCCGCTGGTATGTATGCAGACCAGCAGTACCTGCTACAGGAATACCTACAAAATGCGGGTAAAGGGTGTGCTTTGGCACAGTACCGGCGCGAACAATCCCAATCTGCGCCGGTATGTCCAGCCCAGCGAGGGGGATAAGGACTATGCCCGGCTCATCTCCCTACTGGGGAAAAACCCAAATGGCAACGACTGGAACCATATTTACATGGAGGCCGGGCTGAATGCCTGGATAGGCAAGCTTGCAGACGGCTCAGTAACTACAGTCCAGACCATGCCCTGGGACTACGCTCCCTGGGGGTGCTATCAGGGCTGGAATGGAAGCTGCAACGACGGCTGGATCCAGTTTGAGATATGTGAGGATGGACTGGGAGACCGGGCGTACTTCGAGAAGGTATACCGGGAGGCCTGCGAGATAACGGCGTATCTCTGTAAGATGTTCGGCATCGACCCGCACGGAAGCGTGAGGGTCGGGAGCGCGGATGTACCCACCATCCTCTGCCACAAGGATAGCTATAGGCTGGGAATGGGCTCGGACCACGGGGATGTGCTGCACTGGTTCCCAAAGTTCGGCAAGGATATGGCTGCCGTCCGGAACGATGTGGATGCTCTACTAAAAAAAGAAAGCGGGGAAGATGAAATGACAGTCGATCAGATCAAAAAAATCGTACAAGAGGAAAATGCCAAACTTAACCCCATCTACAATACCATTGAACAGGTGCCGGATTACTGGCGGGAGGATATCCGCTGGCTTTTGGCCCGGGGTATCCTGAAAGGCAACGCCAACGGCAAACTGGGGCTCACTCGTTCCGAAGCCAAAGCCGCTGTGCTGGTGAAGCGGGGTATGGAGAAGGCGGGCGTGGCCTAATGGCCGCTCACATGAAGGGCCGGGTTATCAAGGTAAAAACCCGGCCCGACTTCTCTAAGCAGCTGATCGCCGACATCCGCTGGCTTTTGTGGGCTGTGACCATCGGGGGCCTGCTACTGGCTGGGTACTGCATCCGCCAGGGCTACACCGGTTCCCTGCCCTGGCTCTCGGCGATGGTGGGTTTGCCCTGGACTGCCCACGGCGTGGTGTGTTCGTTCTACCTGAACATGGCCAAGTCTGACCACCGGGAGGGCGGCATTACCTTTGAGAGCGCAAAGGCGAACAGCTTCACGACTGACGAAAACAACACTGACGGCCCGATGGGCTAGGAGGAATGATCAAAATGAATGAATTTCTGACAACTTTACTACAGGCCGTTCTGGTGGCCGCCGTGCCCGTGTGTGCGGCGTTCATCGGCAAAGGGCTCAAAGCTCTGGCCAGCTACCTGGGGCAGAAGTCCGAGAACGACATGGCGAAAAAGTATCTGGCCGCTGCGGCTGATGCGGTGGCCACCGCCGTGACGTACACCAGCCAGGTGTATGTGGACAAGCTGAAGGAGGCCGGCCAGTTCACCAAAGAGAACCAGCGGGAGGCCTTGGGGATTGCGGTGGCTCAGGCGAAGAACCTGCTGACTGCCGAAGCCGCGGCCTTTCTCGAGAACGCCTACGGCGACTTGAATGAGTACCTCAAGAGCCGGATTGAGGCGGAGGTGCGGAATCAGAAGATGGGCGTGGGCACTTTGACGTTTAGCGCATAAGGACATACGGAAGCCCCCGGCTTTCCCGGGCCGATGTTTCGGCTGGGAGGGTCGGGGGCTTTTTGTTTTAGCCGTTCTCTTCTTGACGGTCCTTTGCTTTTTCTTCTGAGGAATTGCCTTTGTCGTCTTTCGAGAAAGTCTTGGGCAAAATTTCCTCATACGGATTAAAGAATTCTGCTGCCGTAGACCACATCGAAAGCCCTCCTTTCAGGTGCAGAATACCTCTACACGTATTTTAGTATAACCGAAAAGATGTGAAATGTCAAGTTCTATACAGACTTTCCGTGATGAGTAGTTTCTCCTGCTTGCTCAGCTTTTCTGGTGGCAGAAACAACCTGCTTTTGAGCCTTTTTCCGTGCTCTATCATTCTTTTTTCTGTACTTTAGCAATCGTTTCTTCCAAATATTGAACAACCAAATCAAATTAGTGTAATATTTATCTTCCCCATTAATGTTATGTGCACAGATGCAGCGGTATAACATCTGTACTTCGGATAAAAAAACTTGATGTAAGGATTGATAAATCAGTTTCTCGTCTGCAACTTTATATCGGCATTGCATTGAAAACCACTCAAGATCATTCAATAATAGATTGACTTCTCTATCAAAGTCCCGTTGCAAAAGCATTGCATTTAAGTTTTCAGGAGACTTGCCTACACTGTTTTCTTCGACGCGCATATCTACATACATTTTGCGCTCATCTTCAGAACTAGCAAATATAATCTTGTTTATCCTCAAAGACGTGGGTGAAATTTTTTCAGTTTCTTCGATTGCTAACTGTTTTTTAGCCTCAGAAATTAGTCTATCCATTTCCTTTTTTGAGAATGATGTAATCTTGTCCAAAGGAAAGGCAACCTTATTAGTTTCAGCATACTTATTTGCCACATAAACGGAAGAAGTATAAGATGCTCTGGGAATGATGCTCTCAGCATAGTATTGCGCCAATTTACAGGCTGATGCCTTTTTTGATTGCCGGCGTTGATGCACATACGCACAAAAAGCGATAATAGCCGATAAGCCAGCAATAAGCATAGTAATAAACTCAAATGGAGATGCAGAAACCAATTTGCAAAAGGATTCCCAGCATGATGGTGAGACATTATTCAAAATAGTTAGCACATCCTCCACCTCCGTTTTTTTGTCATTATAGCACGAATTCGTGTGTGTGTCTACACAAACGGCTTGTTTTTTTACGCAAATAATTGATAGGAATAACGCATGGGAGCGGCCCATGAGTTGGCTGCCAACTCGACCGCTCCATGCCTTTACTCTTGCTCCTCCTGGTATCGGTGTATATTCCCCAGGATGTGCTCCTGTTCCTCTTGGCTCAGGCCCAGCCCCTCCAGGGCCTCGCGGGTGCCGCAATCCGGGCAGATAAGCTGCGTGCTGTCCCGGGAGATCGCCGGGGCGCCCCGGTAGGGCTTGCCGCATTTGGGGCAGACCATCAGCTGGTACAGATTATCCCTCGTTTCTTTCAAGCGCCATCACCTCCCTCGTGTATGCCCTGGCCCCCAGCAGCGCCTCGGGGTCAAAGCCAAAGTCCCGGTAGCCCACCTCGCAGGTGTCCATGTACCGGGTGGTGGGCAGGCCCGCCGGATGCCCGTCGTTCATGAGATAGACAAAAGCCTCCACTTGCCGCTCCTGCGCCGTTTTAAGGCCGGTATAAGTAATAGGTAGGGTTTCTTTACGGTAGAACACAGGAAAGCCCTCATAGCGGTCCAGGGCCGCTTCGTCGGCCTTTGTAACGGCCCACACGGCCACAGGCACGGAATAGCCGGGAGCCGGTTCAATGGTGAGATAGTTCCCGGTTCCGCTCCCCCGGAAAATCAGCCGCCAGCTCTCCAGCTGGACAGTGCCCACAGGCTGGGCATTGGGGCAGCGGTACCCCATCTGCTCCCGGTTCAGATTGCTTCCATAAGCAAGGTAGTATTTTTTCATGATTCAACATTCCTTTCAGGTTTATTATAACATAGTTCTCCTACCACCGAAAGCCCGCTCTTTGGCGGGTTCTCGGTATGGGCATAGCAGTTAACTGCATTAACTGCACCTAAGTCCTTCAAGCGGCTGGGCGGCTGGTATGCCGGAAAGCGGTATCACCGCTCAAGCGCCGGGTGAGGATTTCCCGGGCCGTTTTGAACTCCTCCCCGATGAAGCCCAGGCGGAGCAGCCATGTCCGCATTGCGTACCGGGGATTCTCGTTCTGCTGGGGCCGGGGACTGGCGCTTTTAGCGACCTTTGCCATCTGGCTCAGGGCCAGGCACAGCTGGATGTAGGTCTTCAGCTGGCCTGCGTGGATCCCACCCTTGCGGCCCTCGCCGGGGTTGTCGAACTGGAAAAGCCGGAATTCAACGGTGCCGTGGGTGAAGGTGGCGTGGAAGTTCAGCATATGGTAGCGGCTGGAATTGTAGTGGTGGGTGCGGCCATAATCGGCGTTCTGGCTTTTATACCACACATCGGACAGAGCCGCCATCGTGCTGGGCTTTTCCCGGTTCAGCCGCTCCAGGAAGCGGGGGTCAACGGTTTTGCAGTAGGTGCCCATTCGATTCTGGTCGAGATTCAGGGCGCTGGCCAGCAGGCTCTCGTGGCTGGCCATGAGGTTTGCCAGGTTCCGCAGGGAAGCGGGTGTGTGGCCGTTGGCTCCGATGTGAATATGTACCCCGCAGCCGTGGGCCGGGTTGCTGATGGCCCCGGCGTGACGGAGCTGGCGGGCGATTTCCTGCAGGTCCTCCAGGTCATCGTAAGTAAGGATCGGAGTGCCAAGTTCGGCCTTTTTGATATCGGAGCTGGCATGGCTGCTTACGTCCCGGGGGATTTTCCAGGTCCGGCCCTGCCGGTCCTGGCAGCTCCAGGAATCGTAACTGCCAGCCTCATGCCGCACAGTGCGCTCGGTGCCGAAATATTTTGCTACCACCTTTGCGGCCTGCTGGCGGGTGATTTCCGCCATTTCGATTTCCACGCCGATGGTTTGTTTCTTCATGTCCTCGACCATTTTAGCAAGTTTCGCGTTCATTTTGTTTACCTCCGTGGTTTGATTGTGTCTTTATATTACCATGCAATCG